AAATGGTTCAACACCCATATCAACAACGTATTGATGTGGCATGTATGACGGAAAGAATATCATTCGACCTGGTTGTACTTGATAGTTAATTGCTGAACTTGCATATGTTACTTTTGATTTATCTAATTCAGGTAAAAGATTCATAACATTACCTGCTCTTGGATCTTCAAACAAAGGTAAAGATGTTTTGTCACTAGCTTTTAAAAAATAAAAACCTGACATATGTCCATTCCAATGTGTATGTAATGTGTGGTGTCCACCACCATTTTTGGCAAATTCTTGTACCCACATTTCTGTAGTAAATAATTGATGATTACTCATATCAAAACCCATTTCTAAAAGTAAGTTATGTGAGGTTGCACCTATATAATCTGTTAATACTTTAAATTTAGGATCACCTATTAAAGTTGTTGAATGATAAACACTTCCTAAATCACCTTTAGTTTTATTTGTTTTGTTACGTTTATCTATATCTGGTTGTAAATTTTTTCTAGCTTCATCTATATATTTATCTGAAGCTTTATCTATTTCACTAACAAATTCTGGAGCATCCGCAAACCATATAGGACATTTAAAATAATCTTCTCTATTTAACTGTTTAGGGTAACTAGGTTTTTTAATTCTTTTCTTTTTCTTTTTCATATCTTTCCTATTTAAATGGCCATCCGAGGTTCCAAATTACTAGACTATGTCTAATACCACGTTTAACCGGTTTAACTCTATGCCACACATCAGAAGGAAATACAACTAAAGAACCTTTAGATCTTATTTCTTTTAATACATGGGTGTTGGTTTTTTTATCTGGATCTTGGTTTCTCATATCAAACTCTAGTTCACCACCACTATAATCTTTGTCATCAGATAAAGATAAGGTTACAGATAATTTTCTAGTTTTACCATGACTCGGTGTGTTGGGAGAATCATAAGGTTTGTCCCAACTATCACAATGCCAATCATAGTACTGGCCTTTTTTATATTTTGTAAATTGACAAGACTCAGAAAAATCCCATTGAAAATTCCAATTAGCATCTTTGTTAGCTTGATGAATATAAGGATGGATTGCATTATAAATCCAACGTTCGTTTAACCAAACAATATCTGAATCTCTTTTCTTTTTTAAATCTTGTACTTCTTTTTTATTTAATTTTCTATTACCTAGTCCACCTGTGACTGCCATTTCATCTTGAATAGATTTTGCATAACGAACAATGTCATCACATACATGATGAGGTATGGCATCTTTAAACCAATAGTAATAATTTTGTAATTGCATATGTCTTTATAAAAACAATATAAAAGAATATTACGTGGTTGTCAATTACTGAAATTTGTATCTAACAATAACAATTCCAGGACCACCATTAGAACTTACTATAGCATAACCATCATTATTAGACCCACCACCTCCACCACCTGTGTTTGCTGCTCCTGGTGTTCCAGTTGAACTTGGAGTACATGTTACAGTTGAAATACCCCCTCCACCACCTATACCACCAGCCGCATTAGCAACAGGTGCGGGTGTAGGTTGACTTCCTGCTCCACCTCCTCCACCACCAAAATAATAATATGAACCACAACTTTCACCTTTAGTACCAAAAGCATTAGGGAATCCACCACCAGCACCACCAGCTGCTACACGATTTGTAGCTCCGCCAGGTCCTTGTGCAGCTGTACCTGCAGTCATAAATCCACCACCAGCAGCACCAGAACCATCTGGAGGAGTTCCTGGTCTATTACCACCAGCACTACCTTGAGCTGGGCTTGTTGGAGGAGTATTACCTGCTCCACCTGTTTTATTTAAACCACCACCTGAAGCACCACCACCAGAACCCCCTGAGTTACCACAACCACCACCACCACCGTGATATGCACCGGATCCACCACCACCAGCTGTTAAACCTAAACCACTTGAATCTTGACCTCTTCTTGTACCAGGGTTAGGTACCGGACCTGTTTGTCCAGTATCACCGCCGCCTACTACAATTGAATAATTTTGAGTTGTTAATTTTACTCCAGCAACACACGCTGTTCTTGGAGCACTTGGACCTGCATTTGTATAAGTTGTTGCAGAAGCTCTAACACCCCCTGCACCTCCACCTCCTGGAGAATTACCATTACCATTTGCACCTGATCCACCTCCAGCTACAATTAAATAATCTGCTGTTGAATCTACAGAAGGTTTACCTACTGCTGCTGTAACACTAAATGGTCCTGAAGCTGTAAATGTATGAATAGCATAATTACCATCTTCTGTTCTTGTACCACCTACTGCTGACAGAAATGCCGGAGTTTGTACCCATGTTCCTGCTCTAACATTTGAATATAAAGATTGCATTGACCAGACTCCTGGTGCGCTTGCACATGCTCCAGGTTCTTTAATAATTACTACCCCTGGGCCACCTGTACCACCTGGATTTGGACTACCAGCACCACCACCGCCACCGCCACCTCCGGTATTAGCTACTCCTGGACTTAAAGACGGACTTGGTATATTTCCAAAACCTCTTCCACCACCACCTGCTCCAGCTGCTCCGCTAGTGTTATAACCTGTTCCACCACCACCACCTGCATATTGAACACCCTCAAATGTTATTCCTGTTCCACCATCTCCACCTTTAGGGGAGGAAGGATTAGAAGCATTACCACCCACTACAGTTGCACCGCCGCCACCACCACCACCAGAATCACTTGGGCTTCCTGCTGGAAATAAACTTCTTCCTCCTGGAAAACCTTGACCACATACACCCGTTCCAAATCTTTGAGATTGTGCACAACTATCTGCTTGACCAGCACCACCACCTGACCCGCCGGGTTGTCCACCAAATTGAGCTCCTGAAGGTGTATTTCTAGAACCACCTCCGCCACCACCTGTTGCTGTAACAGTAGAACCACCTATTACAAAAGAAGAAACACCACCAGCTCCACCTGTAACTGATCTACAACCTGATCCTGATCCACCACCACCAATAACAACAGCACCTAATGCTGCGCCACCTGTAACTGAAACACCTGTTGCTGTTTTATATCCACCACCTCCACCACCACCTGCAGAGTATCCCCCATAATCATCTCCACCACCACCAGCACCTGCTGCCACTATCATGTAGTCAATAGATGAAGTTGTCGGTTGAGTTGTAACTGCTGAAGGTGTACTTGCTGTAACGGTTGTTTTTACTTCACAAACTGCTGGACTAAAGTTATTACTAACTCCAATTATCCCGCCGTTTTGTGAGCTGTTTGTTGGGCTCGCCATATCTTAGTTCTCCTTATGCGGATACCCAAGCTAGTGCTGACGCATCCCAATTAAAATTATTTACTGGATCTTCGTGATCTTCTGCAGTCCATTTTTGACCTGTTTCATCCCAAGTAATTCCATAAGGATCTAATGGATCATTACTTCCATAAGTTGTAATTGTTGGAAAAGTTACTGGCGCTTGCCAATCATCATTAGAATCTAATGACCATGAAGCATGAGGCTTTGGACTTATAAATTTATTTTTTGCAGCATCAAATGTATATCCTGCACCACAATATTGTTTTCTAAAATTATGGTTGTAAGAAGTTTGTTTCCAATTTGGAGTTTTAAAAAAATTAACACACCATGTTTCACCATCTATGTGTTCGTCTGAGGGTACGCAATCGTTACCAACTACTACTACTCTTAGTACTACATTATTGTTATCTAGTTCTGCAAAATGTGCCATAATATTTATCTCCTTAAAGTTAGTTTATATATTTTTTTATCACTTGTGTCAATTATTGAAATTTGTATCTAATAACAACTACACCAGGACCACCTGCACCAGCATCTCCACCCGGAGCACCTGTACCACCACCTCCACCACCACTTGTTGGAGTACCTGAAACTGCAGCACCTGTATTAGCAGGAGCACCTGTACCACCACCACCGCCATATCCACCTGTAGATGTTGGAGTACTAGTACCACCTCCACCACCTCCACCACTAAAATATCTTAAAGATCCACTAGGTCCTGGAGTTCCAATACCTGGAGCTGTATTAATTGCTGTACCTGCACCATTACCACCTGGACCACCAGTATCAGGACCGGTAGCATCTGAACCAGTAGCCGTTGCACCACCTCCACCACCACCAGCACCATAAGGAGACGGTCCAGCACCATCACCACCTGCAAAACCTTGAGCGGGACTTGTTGGAGGAGTATTACCTGCACCACCTGGATCTCCACCAGCACCTCCACCACCACCTGAACCACCAGTTCTTCCAGCTACACCATTATTAGCACCACCACCACCACCGGTAGATGTTATTGTTGCAAAAGTTGAAACACCACCATCTGTACCTGGATTACTTGGATTAGCACCTTTTGCTCCACCTGCACCAACTGTTATTGTATAATCTTGAATTGTTACTTCAATAGCCGAACCACCTGCTCTCGGGGAAACTGTATAAGCTCCTGAATCTGCTCCTGGAGATTCTCTGTAACCTCCTGCTCCACCACCACCTGATACATTTTTTCCACCACCTCCACCACCACCTACTACTAAAAAATCTGCAGTAGTTGGTCGTCCAGAACCTACACCTTGAGATGTAACATTAAAAGGTCCTGACGCTGTAAATGTATGAATAGCATAATCACCACTCTCTGTTCTTGTTCCACCTGTTCCTGAAATAAATGAAGGATTAAAACCACCCCACTCACCACCTTTTACTAAATCGAATACTGTGTTCATTGACCAAACACCTGGTGCGCTTTTTGCTGTACCTGGTTCTTTTAAAAGAACTAAACCTGATCCACCAGCACCTCTAGGAAAACCTTCAGGTTGGAGACCTGCTCCACCTCCACCGCCGGTGTTAATTGTTCCACTTGCTGACGGAGCTTCTGGTGCATAACCTTTGACACCTCTTCCACCACCACCTACTCCACCTGCTCCTGCTGTATTTCCACCAATTCCACCACCACCACCTGCAACTACATTAATAGGGGCTCCTGGAAAAGTTGAACTTAAATCAGTTCCTGCTCCACCTGCTCCACCTACTGAACCAGAACCTGTTTCTGCTCCGGCTGCACTTGATCCTCCGCCACCACCACCAGTATTAGTATTTGGATAAATATTATTTCCACCAGCATTACCTTGACATGCAGTTCCTGTTCCACCGGGTCTCCAAGGAGCACAATCTCCAGCACCACCACCACCTGATCCTCCAGGTTGTCCAGATCCATGACAATGCGCTCCACCTCCGCCGCCACCGACTGCAGTATAAACTGTACATCCAATAGTAAGAGTTGAATTTACTCCATTGCCTCCAAGACCTCCACCAGATCCACCTGTTCCAGATCCACCGACAGTAAATGAATATGGTGTACCACCACAAACTGATACACTTGCATTACTAATTAATCCACCAGCTCCACCACCACCAGCACAATATCCTGAACCTGAACCAGTACTACCACCACCACCTCCACCTGCAACTACACCAATTGATATAGAATTTGTTGTAGGTTGTGTTGTGATACTTCCACTTGCTGTTTTAGTATGAATTATTTCAGCTACTGCTCCGTTAACTGTGTTGACTGGTCCGATAATTCCGCCATTTGCCATAGCTAATTACCTCCCTATGCTATTACGTCGTATGATACAAATATTTCTAGATCACCCGCCGCACTAGCTCCTCCCTGAAGAGCGTCTCCTGTTTGCATATAGATAGGTGTATCTAATAACACTAAAGATGCGTCTGCTGGTATTGAAATTGTTTTTGCTAAATAAATTGTTCCGACATTTCCTGCTACACCTGTTGCTGCAGAAGTAAAAGCTGCTTTGACAACTTTAACATTAACGTCTGCTGCTGCAGAACCATCAACGTTGGCTACTGTAATTCTATTTATTTTAACAACTTTATCTGCAAC